AGGAACGACGCTTGCGCCTCGTATTCCTCATCAACCTCTGCATTGGCTGCACGGATTTCAGCGTGTCGTGCCTTGCGAAGAAAGCCATCGCGGAGTTCTTCAAGAACCTCCAGCGTGTGCTTGTTGCCGATGTCGCGGTAATCGGCTCCGAGAAGTGCCTTGTTCATGGTCAAAGGCTCCGTCCCGATGCTATGAAAGCCGCGCGTTCAAGGCGGGTGTTTTGGGCACCCCTCGCGTCACCCCACGCGGCATCCCACGCGGCATCCCACGTGGCAGCCCACGCGGCAGCCCTCGCGGCATCCCACACGACAACCCTCGCGGCACCCCTCGCGGCAGCCCTCGCGACAGCCCTCGCGGCAGCCCACGCGGCAGCCCTCGCGGCATCCCACGCGGCAGCCCTCGCGGCACCCCTCGCGGCAGCCCTCGCGGCAGCCCACGCGGCAGCCCTCGCGGCATCCCACGCGGCATCCCACGCGGCATCCCACGCGGCACCCCTCGCGGCAGCCCTCAAGCTTTCGTCGCCCGTCTCCAGATATTTCCGAACGACATCCGGGGCGCTCCACAAGTGGATGACATCCAACGCGCATTTGCGAGCAAACTCACGCAGAACTGCTGTGGCATCAATCCGCCAAACAATCTGCCGCTCACGACCAACGATCTTGTCGTTGCCGTGATGCTGGATGTCGCCGCGAAGGATAACCCGGCAAAGCGTGGAACCGGGGGCGTATTCCAGTGCATCAATCAAACGGATGCTTGCGTGAAGCCCTGACTTGCACGGGATGACATCGCCATCATGCACAAGCCATTCGCCATCCGGCGGGATTGGCCGACCATCGCGCAGCGTATCCGCGCAGAAATGCCAAGCTTCGATTTCGCTGGTCATCTCACTTGCTCCGCAGAAACGGCGCAATACAAGCGCACAGAAACAGGAACGGCCCGAACAGGATCAGGCCGAAAAGTGTGTCGGGGTGCATGTCAGCGGCCCTCCGCCTTGGCGATGGCTGCGTCAACAACTTCCCTAAGCTCGTGCCGCAGCCCGCCATAACCGGCGGGATTAGCGTCGTGTTCGTCCCAATCACGGACGGACACCAGCGCCGCCAACATGTCGGGCGTGGCGGCAATCAGCCGGGCATTGGCAATGGCTTCGTCCAACGGAGGATTGTCGTCATATTCTCCGGGCTTTTCGCCCTCAAAGTGAACCGTCGCGATAGCACCCATGTAGTTTGGGCTAAGCACGTAACCGCAGTTGCATTGGATGTCCGGTCGAGCGAAATGCGGAACTAGCCATGGTCCCGGTGTGTGCTTGCTGGCCATCTCAAGCCACCTCACGGTCATCGTGGAGACGGTCGCGGCTGTCGTCCTCGTAACCGTCGTCATTGGCCAGATCCGACAGCCAATCAGTGTCAGCCTCGATGATGTCGAGAACCCACTGCGGAGCTTCGCCAAGATCAGTGCGAATGACTTCCGTTTTGTATGTCAGGGGCCACGTATTGCTGTAGCCGGTGCGCTTGGTCACAACCTGCTCAAGACGGACGCTAAGGATCTCGGCATGAGCTTCCTCGCGCGGCTCGTTCCAGCCGTCACCGGATGCGCCGTGAATGGCATATTCCACGATGGCGTAGACGAGACGGTCGTGGGTTTCGTGGATGAGGAAGTCGGCGGTGTAGGACATGGCTCAGCCCTCCACCGCATCGATTGCGGAACGAATGACCTGCACCAGTTTGCGGGCCTGCGTGTCGCCCAGCGGGCGGCGTTTTTCGGTTTGGAGAAAAACGCGGCGGCTGTCGGGATAGGTGGTCGCGAAGTACCGCTTGTCGGCAAAGGCTACGGACCAAAATGAACTGGCGGTGCCGCGATCAAGAAGTTTGACTGTGGGCTGGTTGGACATGGCGTGGTCCCTTCGGTTGATGAGAGGACGTTACATCCGGCGTCACAGCGTCGTCAAGCGGAAAATGTGTCGTGGGGCGACACAAGCGTTATTTGTTCGCGATGAACCGGATAAACCGCTCAGCTTCCTCGCGCTTGTCGCGTGGCAGATGCCGCAACAGGTCCACAACTTCGCCCTGTTTGAGCGGGTCCACCTCTAGCAATTCGGCGGGGGTCGTGGACAGCGCAATGGCGCGAGCCTCAAGGATAGGCTGGCTGTATGGCTGGATAAATCGCTCTATGCGGCCCAAGCTCGCGTAGCTAACGAGCGGTTCGCCACCAGGCTCGATTTCCAGACGTGCTTCTAACTGTCGAAGCGACAGCCCGCGAAATTCGCGCCACTGCCGGATGAAGTGTTTCCCAAACGTCTCTCTAGCCATGCCGAGAAAAGTATCACCAGCAATTGCGGGCTTGGTGGCACCCGGTGACACAAAGGGCTTGCTTGACCGTGACGCTTGGTGTAACAGTTGTGGCATGACACACCCGCTTCGAACCTATCGGATCAAAGTCGGCCTTTCGCTAGAGGCGTTGGGGACGCGAGTTGGCGCAACGAAAACGTCGCTCTCACGAATTGAGAGAGGGGCGCAGACGCCTTCGCTTGCACTTGTGCAGCGTCTTGTTGACGAGAGCGACGGGCTTCTTAGGGCTGACGACTTCCTGCCTCGTCGCAAACAAGCTGCCTGAGAATGTGCAACCCGTCAACAAAATAGTTAACGCAGGGGCAACGCTCATGTTTGACATTGAGACAAACATCCCCATTCCGGCAAAACGACGGGAATGGTCTGTGAAATACCCTTGGCATGTTCTGGACGTAGGTCAGAGCTTCTTTGTGCCGGACGGGAACTTCAAGTCGATGCTTTCTCTTGCGTCGCGAGCCAAGGGCCGCACCGGGAAGAAGTATATCGTCCGAGAGATGGACGGCGGTGTCCGCGTTTGGAGAACCGCCTAGCAAGTTTCTCCGCAGGGTGCTGCCAAGCCCTCCCTCTGCCCTGCGGTGACGGTCCCCTCGGTCAGTTTCGGTAATGGCCGAGGGGATTGGGAGATGGCCTAGTCCGAGCCCTAATCGGACTTTCCTCCCTGGACTTCCCCGGAGCGCGAATGCTCCGGGGCCTTTCAATGCAAAACCCCGCCGTGGAAGGGCGGGGCTGCATAGGAGAACGAAGCATGTTGAAGACGCTCAATCCTACTGATTTTGCACCCAAGACGCAACCCGCAGCGGACGCTGGCGAACAGACACACACAGTCACGAAGTCAGTCGCGGACTGGTTTCACAAGGCCGTCCTTCGTGGCCGCAAGGAAGTGTTCTCCGAGACAATCGACCTGACGCCCGAAGTCGCCAAGCTCCTTCTGCACGGCAATGACGATAACCGCCGCGTCAATCCCAATACGCTGGCGACATATGTTGCCGACATGAAGTACGGCCGTTGGTCTCTGAACGGCGAAAGTCTGAAGGTGTCCACGGACGGCCTGTTGAACGACGGTCAGCATCGGTGCTGGGCGGTTGCGGAAAGCGGAGTGACGGTTCGGACGCTGATTACGTTCGGCGTGGCGCGCGATAGCCGCATGACGCTGGACCAGGGAAAGAGCCGTTCGACTGCCGATTACCTTTCGATGGAAGCAGGGGTGAAGTATGCGGCTGCCGTGACCGCTGCGGCGCGTGTGCTTCTTGTTCGTCGTCTGGGCTACTCGACGGACTTGGGATCAAAGGCAGGCGTTACACGTCTCGCTATTCGCGCGGAGTATTGGGCCAATCAAAAGGCACTAGACGCGGCTGCGTACTTTGTTTGCTGCCGGCACAGCGGGCTGCGGGTTCTTGGCGGAAACGCGGTTGCCATTGCCGGTCTGGTTTTGGCGCGGAAGGAAAGCGCCAACGCCGACGATTTCATCTCCAAGTTCATCCGTGGCAACGACCTCCCCGAAGGCGATCCCATTTTGACGTTGCGCACACGGTTCGCGAACACCACTCGCCTTCCGCAAGTCACCAAGCTGTCCATGCTTATGCGTGCCTTTGACGCCTGGATGGAAGGTCGCACGATGCGCAGCATTCCGGCCAAGACGCGCAAGGCTCCGAAGCAGAAAGGCAAGTGATGAACGCACCCGCCATCATCGAACAGGTGAACGAGGGGCTTCCGTCCCTCGTCAACAAGGCAGCAAGGGCGCTCGCCAGCGCCACAACTGCCGCCGAGGTACTAGAGGCGCGCGAGGCCGCGTCTCTGGCCTACGACGCCGCCAAGCGGGCCGCACGTCTTGCTCAGGCCAAGGGCGCGCATGACACGCTCGTTGCCGCTGCTCACCGTGCGCAGGCCGACGCGCTGCTGATTGAGAGCCAAGCCAAGCGCCGGTTGGCCGACGAGTACGACGCTGCGCAGGAACGCGGGGAGGTGGCTGGTCCGCGTGATGGCAAGCTTGGGCGTTCCGAAGGAGAACGCCTACCGACAGCGGACGACATTGGTTTCACCCGCCGCGCCATCATGGAGGCCCGGCAGATCCGAGACGCAGAAGCGCGAGATCCTGGCATCGTGGAAAGGACTGTAAACGCCGCTTTTGAGCGTGGAGACGAACCGACGCGAGCCGAAGTCAAGCGCGCCATCGGGCCATCCGAATACCTGAACAAGCGTGCTGCCGAGGAAGAACAGGCCATGCGAGATGCGCGGGACTTCCGTGCTCTCCGCAAGCTTTGGAAGGCGTCTTCCGAGGGCGCGCAGCAGCAGTTTCTCGCATGGCTGAAGTCTTGACCATCGAACTTGAGACGCTGCCCGTGTCGGTCAACGACATTTGGGCGGTGTCTCGCGGTAGGCTTGTCAAGTCCGAGAAGTACAAGCTGTGGAAGCTTGCGGCTGCTTGGCAGATCAGAGCGCAGTGCAAGGGAAAGTTAGTCGGCCCTTATGCGCTGCACGTCGAATTGAGAGCACCAGACAAGCGGGCTCGCGACCTGGACAACTTCAGTTTCAAGGCGCTGTCCGACGCGGCCCAGGATGCAGGCGTGATTGAGAACGACAGCAAGTGCAGGTCTCTCAAGTCCCGCTGGGTGAATGAAGGTCCGGCAGTCCGTGCGTGGTTCATTTCTGCTTCAGGAGAGTAACATGCAGCGTCATCATCAACGGATGCTCCAGCGTATCGACATCCGCCGCAGGATGAAGGCCGGCGAGCCCGTCGAACGGCTTGTTAAGGTCTACAAGTTCATGCAGCCGCGTCGCCTCACACTGAGGGCGCAGTGATGCTGAAACTCAACGGACCCGTCTGGACCCGCGAAGACCTTGAGGCTTGCCGCCTCATGATGATCGACGGCCTATCCAACGAAGAGATTGCGAGGAAGCTGCACCGCACGCGCGGGGCTATCGCTCGCAAGCGTTACGATCTGGTGGGGCGTCTGCATGAAGCCGCCACGGTAGTCCGCCTTGCCACGGGAGGGCAGCGCGACGTTGTTCTCGACAATCGCCGGCACCTCATCGACCTGATGCGGTCTTACAAGGCTCTGACGCTTGGCGAGGCCAAGGCAAAGTATCGCAGCCGCAACGAACTTGACGTTCCAGAGGGCTACAACCCGCGTCTCGTCAATCCCTGGCGGGAGACGATCAGCATGGTTGGCTCTCAGTTTGCGGATACCGTCTGATGAACCTGAGCGCCATCATAGACGCGATGGTCAAGGCTGGTTGCTCACCTGAGCAGCTTGCCGAGGTCGTGCGCGCCCATGAGGGCGAACGCGAACGTGCAGCGTCTGAAAGGCGAACGAAGGATGCTGAGAGGCAGCGGCGTCACAGGATGTCACGCGCTGTCACAGTGACAGAGTGTGACCAGCGTGACGGTTTTTCCCCCGGAATGGTCCCTCTCTCCCCCGACACCCCCTCTCACCCCCTTAATCCCCCTTTTCCGAGAGTTTCTGTTGATGCGCGCGACGATTTCGAACGCTTCCGCAAAGCCTACCCTCGGCGGTCTGGACCCTGGAAGCCAGCGAAAGAGAAATTCGTCCGGTTGGTCAAGGCTGGCGAAGACCCGGAAGAAATCATCCGGGGAGCGGAGCAGTTCGCAAAGCTCAAGTCCGACAGCGACCCGCAATTCATCCCGATGCCGGCGACTTGGCTGAACCAAGAGCGCTGGAAAGACCCTGCCGAAACCCAATCGCCGAGGCCGATCAATGTCCGACAATTCGCGAAACCAGACGATGGCAAAGCCAAGTTCCGGGATGCTCTCGCCCGCTTCCGTGGGGAAGTTCCCGATGCTGCGGAGCCGTATGAAGGCGCTATCGACGGTGACTTCAAAGTCGTTGGCGGAGACTAGCTTTCAGTATGCGACCGAAACCGAGTGCATGGCGGTTTTGCGAGAGATTGCCAACGACGCTCGCGATTTGTGCAACCAGCAGCTTGCGGGGGAGGCTGTCGGACTGATCATGGAGTTGTTCCCGCCGAAAGAGTTGAACAACCCTGAGACGTTTCTTGAATACGCGGTTATGTCTATTGTGGACTTCCCGGCGGACGTGGTTGCTAAGCTTGCGCACCCGCAGCATGGTATTGCTCGGGAAACCAAGTTCTTGCCGTCGATTGCGGAACTAGTTCAGTGGTGCGAGCGGGAAGTGTCCGCCAGGAAGGCGGCTCGCGCTGGGGCCACGCAGCGTCTAGGCGCGCTCAATTACCGCAAGCGCCTGTCGCAAGGCCCAATCATCAACGATGAGGACAGCAAGCGAGACGGCTTTGAAAAGCTGTCGTTTGCCGCACTCAGCCAGCCGAAGGATGCCGCCGAATGACCGAGTTCAACAACGAAAATCGTGGCAGCGCATGGCTTTCCAAGCAGAAGTATCCTGACGGCCCCCGCACGCAGGGCGCTGTGAAAGGCAAAGGGAAGCCCGATTACAACGGCTCCATCAACGTCATGGGCCAGGATTTCTATTTCGATATGTGGCTGCGCCCTGAGGACAGCACCAACCCGAAAGCCCCTGCCTTCACGTTTAAGGTGAAGCCCAAGGATGCCGTTCCCGAAGGCCACCCCGACAGGTTCCGCGAGCGCCCCAACGGACTGCCGCAGAAGCCGACGAACAGCGGTCCGATGATCGAGGACGATTTGCCCTTTTGATCGTGTTCTAGCCGCAGTCCACCGCATCTGGCCATCCGCAACAATCACATATGACGGACCGAGACGAGATGAGCGAAACAACTGATACATTCGAAGACGCGCTAAAAATCCTTTCGGCGTTTGAAGGACAATCTGGCGAACTGTTTTGGCGCACGAGCGGGGAGTTTGCGCCAGTGACGTTCATGGTCAACTGCAACGACCTGTTTTATTGGGGTTGTGCTGACGCAGAGCCAATTGTCGCCGCAGATATTCCCGATCTTGAAGCGGCCAAGGACGATATGCGAAAGGTCTATCGGGAAGAAAAGAAAACAAATATGACCGCTTACGGTGAACTTCTATGGTGCGCACGCAAGCGACGGCAGCGGCCGCAAAAAGCATATTACAAGTATTTCCCTGAAACGTCACACGCTCTTTTTGATGCGTGTGGCCCCGAAGACGAACAATACGGCACGAAGGCGTTCAACGACAAACACAAACTGAATGCGGGCTCGGACACATGACCGACCTAGACCACATGCAGAGACGCCTATCAGACCTAGAGAGCGTAGTCCGTGACCAGGGATACAGGATCAGGGCGCTCGAGAAGGCGGGCGCGCGGTTGCCCGGCAAATACGTTGCTGATGAAAACATGGTGGTCCAGTGGTGTAAGTGCGGTCGTGACCTTTGCAGAGCCCCTGACTGTCCTAGTCACGCTGATCAAAAGGAGGCGGCCAACCGGCTGGCACGGAAATGACGAGCACGATCAATATGGACATTCCGCACGACCCCGCCGGGCGCGCTCGGCAGCAGCAGTTTCGCGCGTTGGCAAAGGAAATAGCGTCCGGCAGTTTCTTGGTGGACGCCATCGCACGCTGGACGGAGCAGGTGGTTGCGGTTGCTGTAGAAGCCGAGCGCGAAAAACGGAAGGCAGCAGAGGCCGCTTTAGACGAGGTGAAGCGAGCGTGCGGGCTGGACAGCGCAGAGACAGCCCTGCGGCGCATCGTCAAGGTGGTCGAGAGCGTTCGACCGGGTAACCCATGGCGCTACGGAACCGATACGGAACCGAAACCCCGTGAAGTTGTGGCCCCTGACTGTCCGTCACACAAGCCCGATCCGATGGGGAGGTGAGAAGATGGAAGAGTGCAACATTCCCGACAAGACGGTTTCGCCAAGAGAAGGCGGTTGGGACTTTTGGAACGACGAGGCAAAGCTTTATTGCGTCGGCTACAATGGGCAGATAGACTATGATCTGATTTGTGTGTGGCTTGGTGTTGTCGATGGTCAGTTTAACAGCGACATTGCCAAGCGTCTAGAACTTTCAGACCAATATGTCGAGTTGCTCCAGTCTGTGTTTTGCTCTGTGCGGTGGGCCAATTACGGGACAAGCCCGCGAGGGTGCTGGCCAGACGAGAAGGAAAAGGCTGCTGAGAAAACGGCAGACCTACTCCGCTGGTACGAACTCAAATGGGGCGAACCCTTTTCGAAGGACTGACAGTCATGGGTTCTCTAGGGGTAGAACTTCTCCCGTTGCCAAGCTTTGACGTGTTGCGAGAAACGTTCGACTACGACCCCGCCATGGGCGTTGTCACATGGAAGCGAAAAATTGGGCAACGTGCGGTACCTGGGAAAACTGTTGGCACGTTCAAAAGGCATTATTTTACAGTCAAGCTTGAAGGAAAAGAGTATATTCTGGCTCGGATAATATGGAAATTGGTTCACGGATCCGACCCAGAATTGTTGGTGGACCATATTAATGGAAACCCCAAAGACAACCGGCTTTCAAATCTGCGTCTCGCATCGCGCAGGCAAAATGCGCAGAACAGGAAATCGTTCAAAGGGAACGATGCTTGCAATGTGCATCAGGTGAAGACTACCGGAAAATGGCGGGCCAAAATATGGGAGAATGGGCGGCAATGCCACATCGGGACGTTCGGTACGCGAGAGGAAGCTGTAAAAGCTCGCAGACAAGCGGAGGACAGGATCTACGGCGAGTTTGTGAGACGATGATGGCTCGCAAACCAAAGAAGCGCATCCGCACGCCGCACATCCTTGTGCCGCCTACGCCCGAGCGCATGGCCAAGGCGTCGGGTTTCATTCATCGCAGTGCCACAGGTCCAATCACGGTCAGGGATGCGCCCCTGGAGCGTCTGGAAGCCCGTGGGACGATAGACAAGAGGCTGTACGATGCAGGCGTCAAATACCGGCTCCACTGGAACGGCGCGGGCCTTCAGGAGCGCTATGCAAGCCTCCGTCTCGATGGTGTGTTTGGCGGCGGCATGGAGACGATCACAGACGCCATGGCTCATCACCGAGGCGTATACGAGGCTGCGGTCAAGCACATCGGGATGCGACAGAGCGGAGTGGTTGAGAACGTTTGTTGCCGGGATATCCAGCTTGCTGATGTTGGCTTCAAGCTCGGGTGGACAAACCGCCCACAAGCCCAGGCCGCTGCTGAAGCCCTATTGAAAGATGCGCTCGATCGCCTGGCCTATTGGTGGGGCGTGTCGTGAGGCGGCCCTATCGGTTGCTCGACCTATTTTCGGGCATCGGCGGGTTCTCGTTGGGTCTTGAACGCAGCGGCGGGTTCAAGACGGTAGCGTTCTGCGAAATCGAGCCGTTTTGCCGGAAAGTCCTGAAAAAACATTGGCCAGAGGTGCCCTGTTATGACGATGTCCGCACGCTTACGGCAGAGCGCCTGGCAGCAGACGGAATTGGAGTTGACGCCATCTGCGGAGGGTTCCCCTGCCAGCCGTTCAGCACCGCGTCTCGAGGTCGAAGGGTCGCGTCAGATCTTTGGCCGCACATGCTCAGGCTCGTCAAGGAAATCAGGCCGTCTGTTGTCGTCTGCGAGAACGTCCAAGAACTACCAATCAAGCGAGCAGCCAGGGAGTTCGAAGAACTTGGATATTCCGTCGTGTTCCGACGTATTGGCGCGCATGATGGAGGGGCAGACCATACGCGAGATCGTTGGTGGGCCGTTGCATACACCGACGACAAAAGCAAACTTTACAGCGCCATCAATGCAGAAGTGGCCTTGTTGCCGACGTTATGTGCGGGCCTTTGGGGGCCAGAGAATTACGCCAGAGCAATTCGAGTTTCTGATGGGCTACCCAATCGGATGGACCGATTTAAGCAGCTAGGAAACACGGTTCTTCCGTTCATTCCGCAATCTCTGGGGAGAGCTATACTAGCTGCGGAAGGCGTGTCTTGACGTGCGTAACGAACAGTGGCATGAGGTGGGTAGTGGCGCTTAGTGCGCCTAGAGAGTTTCGCAGGTTAGTCCTGCAACGATCTGCCGGCAAAGAGTAGGGGTTCCTAGGCCCGAGGGTATGCTGGAAAAGCGGGGACAGTTTGCCCGGTTCACCCGCCCACATTGGTTGGTATTCGCACACCACGCGCGGGTCTGAGAGCCAAACAGTGTAGGAGCCGGGACGCATTCCACCCTTGCGGGTGCCAGCAAAACACCGGCGAGGGGAGCCTGCCTCGCAGCCAATACGAGTTTCGAGCGGCGGCGTTGGGTTCCACGTTGTATGCACAGCCGGTAGGCCCGGCCCGCTCGACTAACCCATCAAGGAACACACACATGGCCAAGAAGCCCAAGCCTGCAAAGCCGCGTCCGTGCCGCCATGTTTCCAATTGACGAGATTTTCAACCGCGCTACGCCGGAACCCAATAGTGGATGCTGGCTGTGGGACGGCCACACCACTAATGGATATGGCAACGTTTCAACTCAGGTGAACGGGCGGCAAGTTCGGAGCCGTGCGCATCGGGCGGCTTACGAAGCAGTGAATGGCCGAATTCCGGCAGGCAAAATGGTGTGCCACAAGTGCGATGTGAAATCGTGCGTGAATCCAGATCATTTGTTCCTCGGCACTCACGACGACAACATGGCTGACTTGAGGGCTAAAGGGTATATGCGAGGGCGCGTACCGCGTGGCGAAATGCAGGGCGCAGCAAAGCTGACCGCCGATATTGTTGCGTATATTCGGCGCTCGAATGAGCCGCAAAGCGCGCTTGCCAGAAAGTTTGGCGTTCATCAGGTGACGGTGTCAAAAATCAAGCTTCGCAAGGCTTGGGCACACGTCGCGTAGCCATTTTGTAACGGCGCAAAAATGGCAAAATATCAAAAGGGGCACAAAGGCGGGCCGGGCCGCCCCCCAGGCAGCAAGAACAAGTTGCAAGAAGATTTTTTGCGGGACTTTTGCGCCGTCTGGGAAGAAAGCGGCATCACCGCCATTCGCGACATGGCGGAGAATGACCCAGCGCGATTTGTCGAAGCGGCGATCAAGGTTCTGCCCAAGGATGTGAACCACAACATTCGCCATAGCGCGGCTGAAATGAGCGACGATGAACTCGCTGAGCTTATCCGAAGCAGCCGAGGAGCTGCTGAAGCGGAGGAGAATACGGGCCTCGCTCACTGAGTTTGTAAGGCACGCAGGTTTCGAGCCTGCAAAGCACCACAAGCTGTTGCTGGACGAGCTAGAGGCCATCAGCGACGGTCGCAACGATCGCCTGATGGTGTTCATGCCGCCAGGGAGCGCCAAGAGCACCTATGGCTCGATGCTGTTTCCGCCGTGGTATATGTCCCGTCATCCAGACCACATGGTCATAGCAGCGAGCCACACGCATGAACTGGCGGCTCGTTGGGGACGCAAGTGCCGTAATCTCGTTGCTGAGCATGGTTTCAGCCTGGGTGTGTCTCTTGCTGATGGCGATAGCGCCGCTGACCGATGGTCGTTGGCTAGTGGGGGCGAGTATTTCGCTGCTGGTGTTGGCGGCTCTGTCACTGGTCGTCGCGCTGATCTCGTTGTCATCGATGACCCTGTAAGGTCGCGTGAGGACGCAGACAGCGAAACAATCCGCGACAAGACGCTAGATTGGTTCAGGTCCGACCTGCTGACCCGCTTGAAGCCGGGTGGGCGCATTGTGGTCATACAGACCCGATGGCATGAGGCGGACCTTTCTGGCGAGCTTCTGGAGGCCATGAAGAAGGGCGGCGATCAGTGGCGGGTTATATCGCTCCCCGCGCTCGCCGGCCCAAATGACCCGCTAGGGCGCAAGCCTGGAGATGCCCTGTGGCCCGAGTGGGAAGACGAGGCGGCCCTAAAGCGCAAGCGGGCGATGCTCCTGCCGCGTGAATGGTCGGCGCTCTATCAGCAAAACCCGGTTCCAGACGACGGCGACTATTTCAAAGCCGACTGGATCAAGCGGTACAGCGTGCCACCCGACCCCGCCCAGATGCGGATCGTGGGCGCATCGGACTATGCGGTCACGGCGGATGGCGGTGACTACACGGTCCACATTGTCGTGGGCATGGACACGGAACGCAGGCCGTATGTTCTGGATCTGTGGCGAGAGCAAACAAGCTCGGAACAGTGGATCGACGCTTGGTGCGACTTGGTCCGGTACTGGAAGCCCATCGAGTGGGGCGAGGAAAAGGGCCAGATCGCTAGCGGCGTTGGCCCGTTTCTTCAGCGGCGGGCGCTGGAAAAGCAGGCGTACACGTTTCGCCGGCAATTCGCCTCGCGTACAGACAAAGCTATTCGGGCTCAATCGATCCGTGGTCGTATGGCACAACTAGGGCTCTACATCCCGCAGGATGCGCCGTGGGCGGCAGACTTCATCGCGGAGCTGTTGCAGTTCCCGGCTGGCAAGCATGACGACCAGGTTGACGCGCTAGGGCTTGTAGGCCAATTGCTCGACCACATCGACGCGGGGTTTAAGCCGAAGTCGAAAGAGCCTGATCATTCGCGTGGTCCGGTCTACATGGTGAACCCGGACGGTCGTGTTACGGCCAACATTGACTTGCTGAAGCACCTTGAGGCCAAGCGCCGCAAGCGTGAGGAAGTCTAAGAAAGCATCCCTGAATGGCTAATGAGAACGCTCAGTTCGAGACAGTCGAACAAGCGATCAGGGAAGGTGTGTCCACGCCTGAGGCCGGCAAGGTCCGGATGTGGATGGCTGCCATCGAGGCTGCCGACAAGGAAGAACTGGATTGGCGTAAAGAGGCCGACGAGATCGTTGAGATCTACCGTTCGGCCAGGGAGCAGAAGAAGCAGCAGGCTTTCAACATCCTGTATTCGAACACCGAGACGCTTCTGCCGGCCATCTACAACTCGACGCCGCAGCCTGACATTCGGAGGCGCTACAATGATCCGGGTGTCTCCGCAAAAGCGGTCGCGGACATTCTCGAACGCGCCATCAGCTATTCGCTTGACCAATACGACTTCGATGCGGTCATGCGGGCTGTCACCTTCGACGCTGTCGGGCCTGGGCGCGGCGTGGCCCGTGTTCGTTACGTCCCAAAAGTGGTTGGACCTGACGAGAGCCAGCTGGAAGAAGGCGAGGCACCCGAAGGCCAGTCCTACGAAAACGTAGAGCACAACGAAACGAACCCACCTGAGGCCGGCGAGCAGATCGTTAGCCAGTTGGTGACGCTTGAGTACGTGCCGTGGAAGAACTTCCGGCGCGGTCCTGGCCTGATCTGGGATGATGTCGAGTGGATCGCATTCAAGCACTACCTGACCCGCGACCAGATCCGCGACCTGAATGAGAATGTCGGGAAAACCATCACGCTCGATTACGACACTCGCAGCGGGGAGACCGACAAGGACAAGGCCGAGGGAGCCAAGGACCCGTCCGAGGTGTTCCTGCGAGCCTGCGTCTGGGAAATCTGGGACAAGGTAACGGGCGAATGCCTGTTCATCTGCCCGTCGTATGAAGCGGGACCGTTGAGGGTCGAGCCCGACCCGTTGCAGCTTACGGGCTTCTTTCCGATACCGCGCCCGCTTCAACCCATCAACACGCCCACGGACCTGATCCCGGTTCCGCTGTACCGCTCGTACAAGGAACTGGCTGAGGAGCTGAACGAAGTCACGATCCGCATTCGACGGCTGGTTCGCCAGATCCGCGTGCGGGGCATCTACGCTTCGTCCGCGCCTTCCCTTGAGCAGATCATCAAGGCCGACGACGGCGAATTGGTGCCGGCTGACGGGCTGGAGATGTTTGCCGAGGGCGGTCTGGAGAAGGCTATCGCTTGGTGGCCTATCGAGCCGCAGGTCAAGGCGCTTGCCCATCTCGTTGCTCATCGTGACGCGATCAAACAGACGATCTACGAAGTCAGCGGCCTCGCGGACATCATGCGTGGTGCCACGAACGCCTCCGAGACGCTTGGCGCACAGCAGATCAAGGCGCAGTGGGGCTCGCTGCGGGTCCAGTCATTCCAGGCCGAGGTTGCCCGGTTTGTCCGTGACGTGTTCCGCATGAAGGCGGAGCTTATCGGTCAGAACTTCGAGATGCCGCTGCTCATGGAAATGACGGGCGTCAAGCTGGCATCGCAGGCCGACAAGGCAATGGCCCAACAGCGGCTTATGCAGGCCCAACAGCAGGCGGCAATGGCCCAGCAGGCAGGACAGCCGGCACAGCCGCCTGAGGGGCTGGACGAGGCCCAGAAGGCCATGGAAGCCCCATTGGCCGAGGAAGTGGAGCAGATGCTCCGCTCCGACCTTCTGCGCTCGTATCGCATCGATGTGGAGACGGACAGCACGGTTCGCGCTGACCTGACCCGCAACATGGAGACCATGACGCAGTTCGTGCAAGGCTCGGCAGCCTATGCGCAGGCCATTGGCCCGCTGGTTGGCGAGGGCGTCATTCCCGGCGAGGTGGCCATCTCGATCTTCCAGGCGTTCGCCCGCAACTTCCGGCTTGGTCGTACGGTGGATACCGTGCTCGAACAGACGGCGGACAAGGCGCGGGAAGAAGCCAAGCAGCCGAAGGAGCCGCCGCCTGACCCTGCGATGATCAAGGTCCAGGCCGACGCCCAGGCACAGCAGGCCGAGCTTCAGATGAAGCAGCAGGGCATGCAGGCTGACATGCAGGCCAAGCAGGCGCAGCTTCAACTTGATGCCGAGACGAAGGCTGCCGAGCAGCAGCGTGCAGACGCGCAGATGCAGCACCAGTTCCAGATGGATATGCAGAAGCTGGAGCGCGAGCACGAACTGAAGCTTCAGGAAATGCAGTTCGCGGCGGCTTTGAAGGCGCAGGAACACGAGGCCAGCATGGCCATGGCTGCGGACCGTCATCGGGCAGAGATGCAAACGATGGCGAGCGGCAACGTGATGGCTGCCGAAAAGCACGAGGCCACGATTGAGGGCCTGAAGGCCAGGGCGAAAGCCAAGCCCGCAAACTGAGGTTCCCTACATGGCAGTTACGTATTCCACGGCACTCAAGAGTGCCAGAATGCAGAGAGTTGCTGATCGCATCGCAAGCCTCACGGACGCGACGGCCACGGGCTCACCGTCCACTGGCACGCTGATCATCGGCACGTCGGCCCTGTCGGGCGCTACGGGCGTCCTGGCCACGTTTACGATCACCACGGCGGTCACGTCGGGTGTGTCGGGCACGGTGCTCACAATCCCGCTGTCAGCCACGACGGTCACGGCAAGCGCGACTGGCACGGCGGCACTGGCCGAGATCCGCAACAACGCCGGCACGGTGATTGTGAGCGGTCTGACGGTCGGTACGTCGGGCTCGGACATCAACCTGAACAGCACATCGATCACGTCGGGCGGCAACGTGACGCTCACGTCGTCCACGATTACTCACGGCTAACGGAGGCTTCCCATGCCAGTCAAACAGGGTGGGAGCGTTCCCGCCACGGTATTCGAGGCTGTGACGGCCTCAGACAGCACGAACTTCACGAACGGCATTTCGCGCGGGCTCTACATCGGCGGCGCGGGCAATGCAGCCGTGGTGGACGCGGACGGAACTGCGGTTCTGTTCAGCGGGTTGCTGGCTGGGTCGATCCTTCCGGTTCAGGCAAAGCGGGTGAACTCGACTAGCACAACGGCAACGAACATCGTCGCGCTATTCTAGGTGAACCGTGACAACGCTTGTCCCCGGTTCTGGTCGAAGAACTGCTTCGCTAGGAACGGCGGGACAGCATCGGCCCTCGACGCTTGTCGGGGGTAATACCAGAGGCCCTTTCATAAGCCCGCAAGGCAGGCTTCAGGCATTTGAAGCCAAGGATGGTTTCAGCACGACGGGGACGGTATCTGTGCCGCCTATCCCCGGCACGATGGCGGCTATCGAGGCCAAAGATGCATTCGGTGGCGCTGGCATTGTCGCCCTGTTCTATTCGGGTTTGTTGAGTACCTTCGACAGCAAGGACACGTTTGCCGGCACGGGTGGCTTAGCGGTTTCTGGAACGTTTGACGCGACGGAAGCAAGGGACATCTCTGGCATCGTCGGTGTGCAGAGCTTCACTGGCTCGCTGTCGGTCACAGACGTTACGGACGTGTTCTCGACGCCCATCGTGGCGGAAGGCATCTACGCGCTTCTGAAGGAAGACGGTAAGACGCTCCTAAAGGAAGACTTTGGGCGCATCCAGTTGGATGTGTCTACCGGAAAGCTTTTGAAGCAGGACGGGTTTTCGATCCTCAAGGAAGACGGGTTCCTTGTTCTTTTGGAAGGGCGATTGACACCGGTCGTCAAGACGGAACTTGGCAACGTACTGCTTCAGCAGAATGGCGCGGCCATCTCGAACGAAACAGCGCCCTGGCCTTCGACAGCAATACTCGATCCGAGCGGGAACGGTTTCACCGATCCTGACAATTCGTATGTGACGGAGCCGTAAGAATGGCGGTTGCGTTGCTTAAGGAAGACAGCGAAGCAATCCTGAAAGAAGATGGCGGGTTTATAGAGATAAACGTCGCTATTGGCCGGCTTATCAAGCAGGACGGCTTTGGGTTCTTGAAAGAAGACGGCTATTCAATCCTTTGGGAGCATCTACCGTCCAATATCCTCTTAAAAGAGGATGGCAACGCGCTTCTGAAAGAAGACACAGGCCGGCTTTTGGGCAACGTATCAGTTGCGCGGCTTCTGACGAATGACGGTCTTGCCCTTCTCAAGCAAGACGGGTTTGCGCTTCTTCTCAATGATGATTTCCCGCGCTTTCGGACTGAAGGCGGGCTCGGCTTAAACCAAGAAAATGGGCAGTTCATTGCGCCGGAAACCGCGCCATGGACCGCTTTTACTGTTTTAGACCCAAACGGAATGGGTGTTTCCGACCCTAGTGGCGCTTACGTGCTGGAGCCGTAACACATGGCAGTTGACGCAAAAATCTCAGAACTTCCGGTGGCCACTACGTTCGGCGCGGCAGATCTGATCCCGATTGTCCAGTCTGGCACGACCAAGCAGGCTACGGGCGCGCTTGTCCAGGCTGTTGCGGGGTCTGTACTGCGGTCCTTCTTTGTCCCGGCAGCGGCAATCAGGCCGTCGAGCACGGGCGGGTGTGCGGCCTTGGCTCTGGTTGCCACGGCAGCCAACCAGCCCGACATTTCGAGTCTCGATTTCGACGCCACGACTGCCGAATATGCGCAGTTCTGGATCAGGATGCCGAAGTCGTGGAATGAGGGGACGATTACGGCCTCGTTCATTTGGTCCCACGCGGCCACCACGACCAACTTTGGCGTGAAGTGGGGCATCCAGGCCGTTGCGGTGTCTGATGGCGATAGCATGGCCGCTGCTTATGGCACGGCGCAGGAAGTCGCTGACACGGGCGGCACGACCAACACGCTGTATGTGAGCGCCAAAACGAGCGCAATCACGATTGCTGGCACGCCGGCTGCCGAGGATTTCGTAGCGTTCCGCGTGTACCGGCTTCCGACCGACGCTGCGGACACAATGGCTGTGGATGCCCGTCTGATGGGCGTCAACATCTACTTCACCACTGACACCACGGATGAGACTTGAGCCATGACGCTTAGCCTGGGTCTTGATTTCATCGGCATGGGCGCGTTTACGCCTGCCTCTGGCGCAGCACTCCTCGACGGGTCGGAGGCGGACGGGACGCAGCTTTTACCCTCGACGGACTTTTCGGGATGGGGTTCTCTTGGCGGAACGTTCACCGCCAATAACACGACGGCGCCCGATGGCACAACGACGGCGGGCCGCTTTCTGGAAGACACGTCCACCGCCCGTCACGGCATGTATTCCGTTGGCGGCTGGTCCTTCACAGCGGGAACGTCACACACCTATTCGTTCTATGTAAAATCAATCACGCGTCGTTATTTCCAGCTATTGGTGTCGGGCACCGGAAAAATCTACGCATATTTTGACTTGCAGACTGGGACCGTTACGAACAGCGGCGTTGATACAGGAACGTCCGTCACGGCAACTAGCTGTCAGGCTGCTGTCAATGGGTTCTATAAATGTTCCTTGACCGGGATCGTTGATGGATCGAGCACGGCGCCGTTTGTGCATGCCATGTGCTCGGACGTTGCAACGTATGGAGCGCCGCTGGATTCCAACAGCCCGTCGTTCACCGGCAACGCGGCCAACGGTCTTTACCTCTGGCGACCAAAGGTGGTGTAAGCCATGGCAAGCATCGCCTCTTATGCTCTATCGTCAACGCTTGCTGACGAGCACCGGCGCCTTGCCAGCAAGTATGCCGTGATTGTTCCTGACACGACCCTGACGATCCTGGCCAGCCATCACGGCAAGAGGATCTGGTTCACCAACGCTGCCACGGTCAACATCACCGTTCCGGCTGGGCTACCGGCCTATTTCGAATGCGAGCTTGTCCAGAAGGGAACGGGCCAGCTTGTCGTCGCAGCGGGCTCGGGTGCAACGCTCAACAGCTACTCGGGCTGGCTGAAGTCTGCGGGCCAGTGGGCCGGTGCTACACTGGCAAACACTGGCGGGACCGACACCTTTGCGCTGATCGGACAGCTCACCGCATGATGCTCGCACCAATCAACGCAACGGATAAGGTCTACAGCATCACCCCTTCGGCTATGTCCGTGGGGGTGGTGTCGTCGTTGCCTGGCTTTCGGCTGGGAAGCGGTGTCACACTCGGCGTGCAAAGCCTGACTGCGTATGGCACGACTGCAAAGGTGTTTGGTCGGAATTCAGGAAGCGGGGATTTCACGGAACCTCTTTTTGAAACTGTCGCATCCGGCCGCGATGTGGTTGTTACGACCTGGGCACGATTGGGGACGATCTTTCTTCGCTGTGACAAGGACAAGGGTCGCGGATTAAAAATACAGTGGACCGGGAACACCTCATCCGGCGAAATGAAGATTGCTCACGCCGTCAATGTTCCCAGCACTTCGTCCGCATTCATCCCAGCGGACGGGATTGGCGAAACGGTTCTGTTTCAGACAAACAATCTGTCTAGCTACCTGACGGGTTGGAACACCTCGTCAACAGCTGGAGATCAATTTGAATTCTCGCTGATCGGGCTAGTCCTTACTGTAAAATGGAACGGCCAGGCTATCTACAAGGCTGAGGACATTTGGTTTACGAATGCGGGCACTGTGCTGTATTGTCCAACAATATCAGACGCAGCCATTAGAGATACAACGATCACTTTCAAAGCGTCAACTCAGACGTACACTGATTTCGACAATCGGGTTATCGATCTTCGGGATTGGGGTTGGAAGGATCTAAAGACAACCGGAAGCATGGGTGCGGCTTCAACCACACTGACCGTTGCAAGTTCGGCGGGCTTTGCCGTTGGTGACCCGATTATTATCGAACTTGGCGGGGAAGCCGGTGCCGGGCTAGTTGGAACAATTGGTGTCGGGGGAACATGGCCCGCAACTCGGGTAGCAAACTATGCGGCACTTCCGGATGCTTCCACTTATAGGGCGGCAAACGGCGGGTCTGATTGCTGGATCTGGGTAATTTCCGAAAATGCAGTCTATATCAACTATTCGAATGCTGGCGTGCCCACTTGGGGTGAGTGGACCAATTACGTCCAGTCCGATGTAGTTCGGAACCGGGGGCTGTTTCACACAACCCAGCTTCGCCCTCGCGCCTTAAAGGCAAAGATTGTTGCCATATCCGGTAACACAATCACCCTGGACACGGCATCAGAAGCAGCGACCTCGAACGTCAATGTGTATTACGACTGCTCAGACGTGCATGAGAAGTTCGTAGCGGGTCGGTGGGGAAGAGCCGCGTATGGCTTTCGCGACGCAACCATGTTTGATCCGTGGACGTATCGGTTCCAACCAGGAACATTTTGCATAACAAAAGACCAGTCTATTCCACTTGCGGACTATTGGAACTTTAAAGGCAGTGGACGTGGTTCTACGTTGTTCTATTCACCAAAAGGAACAGAACAAGTCGCATTTAAAATGTCGGGCGAAAGCGTCGTCATTTCTGACTTCAAAGTTCAAGGATGGGCTGGTATCAACTATTGGTGCACGGACTCGCCAAACGGGTACATTGACCAGCAGAAATACGCAGTCCAGAACACGTATCTGTATAAATCGAATTGCGTCATTGAACGGGTAGACCTCGAAAATACGTGGGGTGGGCCTTCAATGAACAACAGGTTTGACAGCGTAGTCAGGGACTGCAAGGGCGTTCAGTCAAACGGCGGTATTCAGCAATATGCCACATGGTTTTTTGGGGCTTCGTATTGTACAAGGTTCTTCATTGAAGACTGTGAGTACTACGGTCCCGTCATCAATCCTGCGTTTGAAATATTTCAATGCACGGACAGCGGGTTTCGCCGAATAAAATCAAAGCAGGGATACGTCGCATCAAATACTAGCGGCGGGTTTTTGTTCGAGAATATCGATATCGATGTAGACTTTCGTTATAAGCCGACAGCCAACGATTGGGTTGTTGAAGGAAATCCAGTAGTCAATATTAACAACAACATTGTAGACTCTGGTGGGGCTCTTGACCCTGGACTAGTTGGCACGGGAGGAACTATTCGGAACCCTCGTATCAAAGTCCACAATAACGACATAAGCAAAGTACAGCCGGGGGCAATCGTTATTCAATCCGCATGTCCTTATATCCTTGTCGAAGGTACGCACCCAGAAAAGCCCGGACATGGCTACATTGAAATGAGTGATTTTACAGGTCTTGGCGTTCCTGACCAATACGGAAACAACAATGAGCACGGCGCCATTGGGGTTATGAGCACAGGACATTTTACGACTGTTCGGGGTCTACGTGTGGTTGGTCTGGCACAAGGGGGGGATTACGCAAATATAACCCTTATAGGGGATGCCGTAGTTGAAAACTGCGTGGCAAATACAGTGCTTAAGGGTGGTGTCTCACAAGTGGGCACCAACGGCAACATCACCAACGCGCAATACGAGGCGCTCCCGTAACATGGCACGATACGTTTGGAAGGATGGCGGGTTTCGAGACCCGGCTACCGGCGAAGCCATGCACTTGCCCTACGCCGGCAAAGTGACGCTCCCGCAGTACACGCCCGACACGCCCGGTTACGCCTCGCCAATCACTGGCGAGTGGATCGAGGGCCGCCGGGCACGGCGTGAAGACCTGAAGAAGCACGGATGCATCGAGGCCGGGGACATGCCGCGCCTGAACGGCGGCAAGGCCCGATCCGAGAAATTTGCCCGTCGCCACGGCCTGAAGTGGCAGGGCGACTAACCTAGAGGATTGCATGAGCGAAGAACTCACGGGCGCGGCGGAAGCTGCGATCCCGACGAACGACGTTGCGCCGGCTGCCGTGCAGGAAGCCCCTGCGAGCCCTGCTGAGCCCGCTGAAGCGTCGTTGGATGACATTCTATCTGCGGCTTACGACAGGGCCGTCAGCGAGCCCGCACGCGGCCCTGATGGCAAGTTCGCAAGCACCAAGGAACCCGAAGCGGTCGAGCCCGAAAGCGCGGCTCCCGTAGAGGCCAAAGCTGAAGACCAGACCAGCCCCGAGGCAGACACGCCCGAACCGGCAAAGCCGGCCATCGAGCCTCCCGCCTCCTGGTCACGTGAAGTTCGGGAAAAGTGGGCCTCCGTCCCACCTGACGTGCAAGAGTACATTGCACGTCGGGAGACGGAAGCACATGGCCAGATTTCGCGGTTGGGGCAACAGGTCAAAGCCTTCGAACCCGTCGCCAAGACGCTGGAACAGTACAAGGGCACGTTCGAACGCAACGGTCTGAGCTATGAGCGGGGTCTAGAGGCCCTGCTTGCCGCTCAGTCGATGCTCGACACGAACCCGCGCGCTGCCATCCTCGAAATTGCGCGGACGTATGGCGTAGACCTAGGCGCGACAGCAAGCACCGACAGCCCCGGACGCGACACCCTCGCGTTGCAGGCCCAGGTTGCCGAATTGCAGCGCCAGATTGCCGAAACCCGAACGGATGTTCGGTCTACGCGCGAAAAGGAAGAACAGGCACGCCTCGCCGCTCTCGAAAGCGAGGTGGAGACGTTCGCCAAGGCCAACACCTATTTCCGCGACGTTGAAGCGGAAGTGGTGCAGATCATCCCCGTACTGCGATCCCAGGAACCAGGGCTGTCCGAACGGCAGCTTTTGGAAAAGGCATACGACAAGGCAATCCGCCTGAACGATGCCGTCTGGGGGAAGGTGCAGGCTGAAAAGCAGGCCAAGGCAGCCAAGGAAGCCGCAGAGAAGGCAGCCAAGGCGCAGAAGGTCCAAGCCCTGAACGTCAGGAGCAACACATCAGCCCGCCCGGCTGCGCGTTCGCTTGAGGACGACCTTGCCGCGACTTACGACCGCATCCAGTCCCGAGCCTCCTAATCTGAAAGGACGAGACGATGCCGTCTCCCAATGCAACTTTTACGGAAATGGTCACCACGACCTTCCGTAACCATTCCGGCAAGCTGTCGGATAACGTGTCACGCAACAACGCACTGCTCAATCGCCTGAAGAAGAAGAATAACATCAAGACTAAGTCTGGTGGTTACTCCATCGTTCAGGAGCTTGATTACGCGGAAAACGGCACGTACCAGCGTTATGCTGGCTACGACACGCTGAACGTCAATGCTTCTGACGTGATCAGCGCGGCTGAATATCCGTGGGCGCAGGTTGCGATCCACGTTACGGCTTCTGGCCGCGAACTGCGCATGAACTCCGGCAAGGAGGCCATGATCAACCTCGTCAAGTCGCGTATCACCAACGCGATGCGGACGGCGGCAAACAACTTCACGACGGACCTCTATTCGTCCGGTTCGCTGACCAACCAGATCAACGGCCTTGGTGCTCTGATCACGACGGACGGCACTGGCACGGTCGGCGGTATCGTGAGCGGCACCTACACCTTCTGGAAGAACCAGTTCCAGGAGATCACGGGCACCAACGCCTATACGGCCACGACCGAACTGCCGACGAACATCGTCGCCGGTATGAACAAGCTGTGGCTGAAGACGGTTCGTCAGGGTGACAAGCCCGACCTGATCGTTTTGACGCAGGATTTCTACACGGGCTATGAAGGCTCGCTTCAGAACTTCCAGCGTTATGCCGACAGCGACATGGCTTCTGCGGGCTTCAACTCGCTGAAGTTCAAGAGCGCGGATGTCATCTTTGACGACAACGCGACCAACTTCACTACGACAGGCGAGATTGGGTACTTCATCAACTCGGATTACCTGTTCCTTGTCGAGCATCCCGATGCTCGCTGGACGCAGGATGATGACAAGGTTCCTGTGAATCAGGATGCCGTTGTGGTCCCAATTTACTGGATGGGCCAGTTGGTGTGTAGCAACAGAGCTTTGCAGGGTCGTCTGCTCGACGCTTCGTAATCCCGATAAAGAGGAGAACTGAACTATGACTGCTTTTATCGGAGCGAACGTCTCCAACCAGTACGCTGCTACTGGAAACTTCACCGGGGCTGAGTTCGGCCTTGGCGATCAGTACGTGGACAATGCCGGAAACGGATATGTTTTCGTCTCGGCGTCCACGTCGATCACCTCGTATCAGGTGTGCGCGGTTACGTCCTCGTTCTGGGCGGCACCGATCACGACGGCCCTTGCTTCCGCGAACCCTCGCGTGGCTGCGGCGGGCGTGAACGGCATCTCGTCCGGTTCGTGGGGCTGGGTGCAGACCAAGGGGAACATGACCATTCAGGTTCTCTCGACGGCCTCTGCCTCGTCCTGGCTCTATACCACGGGCACGGCGGGTGCGCTTGATGACACCTCCACCTCTCAGGTGAAGATCACGGGCATCACCCTCAATGCAAACGCCACCACGGTCGGCTCCTATGCCGCCTTTGCTGGCGTCGAGATGTTCGCTCAGCTTTGAGCGACACAACGGAGGGGACAATACCGTCCCCTCCGACCCCAACCATAGGTGACTGATGAAGCGGCGGCAGATCGCTATCTGCACTCCCAGCGGTTCGGGCAACGTGAACCTTCACTTTGCGCTGAGCCTGACTGCTACGACCAAGGCGTTCACACACTCGGATGTCACGTTCATCACGATTGTAGGTTCGTCCGTCCTGCACGCGGCTAGGAATAGCCTTGTGGCGCAGGCATTGGCCCGCGACGCGGACCACATCATTTTCATTGACGACGACGTATCATGGTCCCCGCAGGGCATGGAACGCCTGTTGCTGCATCCTGAGCGTATCGTCGGCGGCGTGTACCAGAAGAAGCCGCACCATCCGCATGGCAAGGTCGAGATGGCCGTCTCTGCCAATCCTGGGGGCCTCAAGCCGGATCACCGGGGGCTCATTGAGGTTGACGGGTGCGCGACAGGCTTCCTGCGAGTTGACCGTGAAGTTTTCGAGGCGATGAAAACCACCAGCCTCAAGATGGAAGACAACGCGCTGAACGATGAGGAAAACAAGCACCTCCATCGGTGGTTTGAGTTTGGCGTGATGCACCGGGACGGCAAGGCATACGAGCACGGCGAAGACTACAAATTTGCGCACAAGGCGCGTGAGGCCGGGTTCAAGAGCTACATCGACCCCGACATCAAGCTAGGGCATCACCACGGTAATTTCCGGTTTGACGCCTCCCTGAACAAGATTGACCTTTTCTGAGGACCACATGAGCGATGAACTTCGCGCTTCCATGCGCATCGTAGGCTTTGAGACACGTTACGTCCCTATCGACAGTTCGAAGGCCGACCTGGGGACCAAGGAAGTCGATTATGTCATTACCTCGCCGCGCGGGTTCGGCAAGTTCACCGAGACGCCCATGCGGGTTGTCGATGTGCAGCGCATGACCAACGGCATGTGGGACATCGTGAAGCCCCACTATGACGCGTGGAAACAGGGTCAGGCGGTCCCAGAGACGGGCACGCCGCTTGCGGCCTGGAATGGGGCCACCAAGCAGCAGATCGAGATCCTGAAGGCCCACAGCATCTACACGGTCGAGGACTTCGCGGCGGTGCCAGACAGCATCCTTGAGCGTTTGGGCATGGGTATGCGGGATGCACGCGAGGCAGCGCGCCGGTTCGTGGCAGCGTCGGATACGCGCGAGGTTGCGTCCCAGATGGCGACCATGCAGGCCGAGAACGAGGCGCTGAAGCAGCAGATGGCCGACCTTATGGCGGCGATGCAGGGCGGCGACGACAATCCGCGTCGTGGGCCGGGCCGTCCGCGCAAGGACGCCGAGGTCGCGGCGTAACCACGCTCGTTTGTAAAGGAATAGCAAAATGGCGGTCAATCCTGAACTGCTCCGTGCCCTCATGGGCGGCGGTCAAGAAACCATGTCTTCGGGCGTGCCTGCCAGCCCTATCATGCAGCTAGGCCAACAGCTTAGCGGTGGGCAGCAGATGGCAGCCGCCGACAACATGATGTACCAGCAGCTTCCGACACTGGATGCCGCCAAGCAGAGGCTCTTGGAGCTTCAGGGCCTTGGCTACAACGGCTATGTTGTCCCGCTTGGCTCCGACCAGTACGGCCATGAAATCCGGGCGTGGAAAGACACCAACGTTCCGTCAATGAACCCCAACAAGCCGGCGGGGCGCTGACATGTCATTGCTCACTTTGACGCAGGACGCTTGCGCCCTTGTGGGCATTGACGTTCCGACAGCCGTCGTATCCTCGACCGATCCGACCTACACGCAGTTTGTGTATCTGGCGCAGTACGAGGGCGACGAGATGAACCGTGCCCACAAGTGGCGCAAGCAGAAGGTGCAAGCGTCGTTTACGGGCGACGGCAGCACGACCATCTGGGCGCTCCCGACGGACTTCGAGCGGTTCACCACGGAGCAGCGTCGGGCGTCGTCCATCCTCCTTGGCCTTCAGGGGCCTGTCTCGGATGACGAGTTTCTGGATGCCCAGGTTCGCGGGTTCAACCCGACCATTCCGTATTGGCGCGTGAGCGGCGACAACATCGAAACTGTCCCGGCTGTGATGAGCGGGCAGGTCGTCAAGTTCGAGTACGTGTCGTCCTACTGGCTGACGGACAACGGCGGTACGCCCAAGGCGCGGTTTACGGCTGATACGGACCTGTCGCTGCTGCCGGATCGCCTGCTGACCCTTGGCGTCGTGTGGCGCTGGAAGCGTGCGAAGGGCTTGGACTACGCGCAGGAATTGGCCGACTACAAGATGGAAGTCGCCCGACAGATGCACACGGATGGCGGTACGCCACGCCTGCGCATGAGCGAGGGCCGTGACTTCTATCACCCGTACATGAAGAACGCCTACGTGGTGAACACCTGACATGTCGGCAGCTATGAAATCCAGCCGGGTCAGCAGGGGCCAAAGCCTCATTGCGCCCACCAAAGGCTGGTACATCTACGACAACCTTGCCAAGATGCCGCCCGGCACGGCGTACTTGCTCGAAAACATGTTCCCGGCTCCCGACTATGTGCGGGTTCGTGGCGGTTCGCAGGAATACGCCTCGGGGATGGGCTCATCCACAACGATCGCCAGCCTCCTGACCTACAACGCCGGATCGACAGAAAAGATGTTCGCCTGCGGCGGCGGCTCATTCTGGGACGTGTCCACGGGCGGAGCGGTCGGCGCTGCCGATGTCACCGGGCTTTCGAACAACTATTGGGAGGCCGTCAACTTCCAGACTACGGGCGGGAACTACCTGTGGGCGCTCAACGGCGCGGATGCCGGCAAGATCTACGACGGTTCTTCGTGGGCTGATATCTCGATCACCAACGTGTCGAACGCGGTCATCAAAGCCCCGTGGGTCTACAAGAACCGCATATACTGCCTTGAGAAGGACACCACAAACGCTTGGTATCTCCCCGTTGATAGCATTGCGGGCGCGGCGACCAAGTTTGCGCTGGGCGGCGTCTTCCCGCGTGGTGGCTCGCTGGCTGCCATCGGCGCTTGGTCGGTAGACAGCACGTCTGGCTATGACGACCACATCGTGTTCCTGTCCACGCAGGGTGAGGCGGCGGTTTACTCGGGCGGCTATCCTGGCGCGACGGATTGGGGTCTGGTGGGCCTCTATCGCATCGGAAAACCAATCGGTGCGCCTCGGTGCATCCAGAAGTTCGGCGGTGATCTGGGCATTATGACGGAGTTGGGCATCGTCCCGATTTCCAAGTGCGTGCTAATTGACGAGGCTGCGATTGCCAACGTCTCGGTGACGAAGCCGATCGCCCCTGAATGGCGGCGCATCGTGCAGGACCGCAGGACGCTCGACGGCTGGCAGATGACCAGCATCCCGTTCTCGCAGATGTTTGTCGTCAACATCCCCAAGCTCACGGAAGCGGAACCTGTTCAGTTCGTCGCCAACATGATTTCGGGTGCATGGTGCCGGTTTTCCGGCTGGGATGCGGCGTGCTTCGCCAACTTCCAGTCCGAAATGTATTGGGGCACCAAAGACGGGCGTGTCATGAAGGGCGACACGACCGGGATCGACGGTACGACGCCCTACACGGCCACGATGTTCATGTCCTTCTCGGACCTGGGCACCCCGGCAAGGCGCAAGGTCATGCGGCTGGCAAGGGCCAACAAACAGTCCAGCTTTACGCCGACTGAGCAGTTTACGATCCGCGCGGACTACAATTTCACCAAGCCGACAGGACCGACAAGCAGCACGGCACCAACGTCTGATGCGGTCTGGGACACGGCGGTCTGGGATACGACGCTATGGCCTGCGGTGACCACCTCTCCCTTCAATAGCTGGAAGTCGGTTACGGGGATTGGGTCTGTGGTCGCGCCTGTCTGGCAGGCCACGCTAGGCACCACGCAGGATATCGACTGCCGGATTACGTCGGTGGACGTGATGTTCGAGATTGGCGAGGCCATCGGGTGAGGCTTCGCAGTGACAACGATCAGGCCGCACGTCTGGTCATGTCGGTGTTGAAAATAGACATACGCGGGACGCCCTTCGCTGGATTGGTCATCGAGACGGACAACGGCGGCGTCTGTGGCGCTGTCGTGTTCAACGATTTCTCCAATGGCAACATCGAAATGACGGGCGTCGGCCAAGGGTGCTGGACGCCCTACGTCATTCGCGAACTGGCCCGCTACGTGTTCAAGTACCTCGACTGCACCCGCGTCACGGCAAGGACTGCGGTCAGCAACCACAAGGCCCGCGCTGCCCTTCGTGCTCTCGGTTTCCGTCAGGAAGGCCGGGTGCGTGAATGGTTCAAGGGTGAAGACGCCATTTTGTACGGCTTGCTGCGCCGGGAACAGAGGATCATCCAGGCTTAGGCACCCACGTCTTGCCGTGGTTCTTCAGGTTGGAAATGGGGGCATTGGACACCCCGAAGTGCTTGGCCACGGCAATCACGGTGTCGCCTCGCGCAAGCATCGCGAGGGCTTCGGCGCATCGTTCGGGCGTCATGATGGTCTTGTTTCGCTGCCCACCAGCACGGAGGGCTTCAGGAGAAGGCGCACCCTCAAGGCGTTGCCAGCTACGGCCTTGGGCAATCTGACGCACGGTCGGCAGGCCAACGCCAAGGGCTTTCGAGATCTGCGTGCCGGACTGACCGTCGAGAACGCGCCGCCAAATCTCGCGGACTTGGCTTTCGGTCAGGATCGCGGTGTTGACGCGCTCGCCGGAAGGCATCCGGTGCGGGTGTGTCGCCCACGGGTTCTTGTCGCCGGATATGTCGCGCGGCTTGCGGCGTTTCCGGTCCCATGCGTCTTGCTGGTTTTCGGACCCTGTACCGACACGAAGATGAGCAGGGTTCACGCAAGGCGGATTGTCGCAAGAGTGCAAGACATATTCGTGCCTCTCCAATGGCCGTCCTACAGCTAGTTCGCAACTGAACCGATGCGCTAAGCAGTTCCGCTGATTGCGGGAGAAAAGGCCGTATCCTTTGGGCAGCGTTGCCGCCGTCCAAAGCCAACATTCATCCGGTCCAGCCTTTTGGACCTTCGACCAGAAGCGGTTTTCAAGTTCTGTGCTCATACCCGCCAATATAGGGTGTTAGTACAACAAAAGCAAGGGTGTGACCATGAAAGCCCCAAAGGCGCCCGATCCTTATTCCGTGGCGCAGGCGCAAAGCCAGCTTAATCAGGATACGGCTAGGCAATCTCAACAAATGTCGATGGTCGATCAGCACACGCCTTATGGCGACCTGATCTACAACCAGGTTGGGAACTGGGGCGACGGTTCGGCCAAGATGGGCGCTTTTCAGGTTCTCACGCCTGATCAGCAGCGCATCGTTGACCAGAACCAGCGCGCTGACCTGAACATGAACGATATTGCCTTGCGGCAGATCGACAAGGTTGGCGGCATCCTCGACAAGCCGTTCAACATCGACGCGGCGGCTGGGCAGAAGATCGCGGACCTACAGCGCGCCCGGCTCGACCCGCAGTGGGCACAGCGTGACCAGCAGCTTGAGCAGGATCTGATGAACCGGGGCATCCGGCCCGGCTCGGAAGCCTATGCTGCAATGCGGTCTCAGTTCGGCAACGAGCGCAACGACGCCTACAACCAGTTGTACGTCAATTCTCGGGCACAGGCTGTGAATGAGGCGGCGCTGGAGCGCAATCAGCCGTTGAACGAGATCACGGCGCTGATGAACGGCCAGCAGTTGCAGAACCCGAACTACGTCAACACGCCGACTGCTCAGGTGGCCAACACCGACTTGGCCGGGCTGATACAGGATCAGTACAAGGCGAAGAACGCCAATTACCAAGCGCAGTTGGGCGGTCTGTTCGGGCTTGGCTCGGCGCTTACGGGCGGTGTCGCGCGCTACGCTACCGGCAAGTTCTGAGGTTAGTCCATGTCGTATGTCTTTGACGCCAACACCGATCCCAACGAGCGCACGCGGCGTCGTAGGCTTGCCGAGGCGCTTATGCTCAAGGCCACGGATGCGGGCCCTATTGCCTCGCCGTGGCAGGGTGCTGCCAAGATGGCCCAGGCTCTCATGGGCGGCGTCGAGCTTGGCATGTACGACAAGCAGGACCGTCTCGGGCGGGAGTCGGCTAAGGCTGACATGGAAGCGGCTATGGGCGGAGCTGGTGCGCAGACGCAGGGAGCGTCCCCGGTAGCTGCTGCGCTGGCAAGCCCTCCGTCGTTCACGCAGACGGGCGGAAAGATGGCGCAGGCCCCGTCCGACCTTGCGCCGTACTTTGACGAAGCATCGAAGATGACGGGCATTCCCGCGTCGGTCCTGATGGCCAAGGTGCAGCAGGAAAGCCGGTTCAACCCAAATGCCATTGGCAAGGCGGGTGAGGTTGGCCTTGCCCAGATCATGCCGAGTACGGCGCGCGATCCTGGCTTTGGAATGCAGGGCGTCGATCCGCAGAGCCTTCGCGACCCTCGAACCAACATCATGTTTGGTGCGCAGTATCTTGCTGCGCGTGGCAAGGCGGCGGGCGTCACGGACTGGAATGACCGCAATCAGGTGGCTAAGGCTCTGACGGCCTACAACGGCGGTGGCGACCCGAACTACGCCCAGCACGTCATGCGCTTTATGCCGGGGCAGGGCGCACCGTCCCGTGTTGCTGGCGCTCTGGCAGGCGGTGGCGGTCAGCCGACAATGGCTGGCGGCGATACCCTTGCGCAGCCTACGCAGCTTCCGTCGGCTGCTCCTGCGACTGGCCTCATGGGCGCAGGACAGGACACGGCATCGCAGCAAGCGTCTATCCTGAAGGCGTTGCAGAACCCCTACATATCGCCTGCCCAGAAGCAGGTTTTGACGCTCCGGTATCAATCCTTGCAGAAGGATCCGATGCAGGCGCTTACCATGCAAAAGACGCAGCTTGATATTGATGCAGCAAAGCAGGCGGCGGCGAAAAATGCTGTTATGACGCCGCTTGAAGTGGCCAAAGCGCAGCGCGACCTTCAGAAACCATTGATCGATCCGACGACGGCAGACAAGGACTACACGAAAGCCATGGCCGACCGGAAAGCTCGTGGCTTGCCGGATGTCCCCTATGATGACTGGCTTACGTCGTACAAAAAGTCTGGGGCGCAAAATGTAACGATTGACCAAAAGACCGAAGGCGAGTTCGAAAAGAAGGTTGCCGAGGGTCAGGCCAAGCTGTTCAACGGCATGGCCGAGGAAGGCGTCAACGCCAAAGCCGAACTTGGCCAGATCCGGACCCTTCGTGGTCAGATCGAGGCATTGCCGGGCGGCTTCCTCGGTGGCGCACAGGCTCTTGCCAGCCAGTACGGCATCAAGCTCGGGCCTCAGGCCAGCAACATCGAAGCGGCGCAGGCTATCATCTCAAAGCTTGTCCCGTCCCAGAAGGCCCCAGGCTCGGGCACCATTTCGGACCGCGACCTTGACCTGTTCAAGTCGTCTCTGCCGGCGCTGTCCAACACCCCTGGCGGCAACAAGATGATCCTCGACACGATGGAAGCCCTGTCAATCCACAAGCAGCGACAGAGCGACATCGCCACGCAGGTTCTTACGGGCGAAATGACCCGCAAGGATGCCATGAAGGCCCTGCGGGATATGCCAGATCCGCTTGAGGCGGTGACTAAGAGCATCCGCGAGATGAAGAAGGCGGGTCCGGCTGGTGGCGTCTCGGCTGGTCCTCCGGCTGGCGTCGATCCGAAGATCTGGCAGCACATGACCCCTGAGGAGCGCAAACTGTGGAACTGACAGTCGAACAGCGCCGGGCCATGGCAATGGCGGCTGCACGGATGCGTGCGGCTGCTGCCGAAGAACAGACCCGTCGTGCGGTCTCGGGCATGTCTGAACAGGAGTTGGCGGCGGCAGCTTATGAGCAGCCCGCGCCCCCTCCTGGCGTCAACATTCACATGGGCGACGGCACCAACATGCTGTCCAAGGGTGGCGGTCAGCTTGTCCAGCAGACGCAGAACGAGGCTCTGGCCCGCGCTGAGCGTGAACGCAATGGGCAAAGCGCAGACGTGGCCGAAAGCCTGTTGCGGGGCGTCCCGTTTGCGGGTGAGTTCACGCCTCGTCTTATCGCGGGAGGCATGGCTGCTACGGGCAATGGGAGCTATGCTGACAACCTTGCCATGGAGCAGGCCCGTACACGCACGTTCGATGAGGACAGCCCTCTTACAAGCACTGGTGCGAAGGTTGCGGGCGCTGTTGGTTCGACACTGGCCGCTGCGCCTGCTGCTGCGGGTTCTTCCGTGGCCCAGACGCTTTTGGGCGTTGGCGGAAAAACGCTCCCTCAGGCAATGGTTCGCGGTGGTATCGCTGGTGCTGCGCAAGGTCTGGCGAGCGGTGCAGGTAGCACGGAAGACCTGACCAACGTCCCGCAGGCTGGCATGGACGCAGGCAAGAGCGGTCTTATTGGCCTCGGCCTTGGGACGTTCATTCCGGCTGCTGTCGGGGGCGTTGGACAGCTTGTCGATAAGGCGATGAACTCGGGCAAGGATGCCCTGTCGCCACTTGCCCGACAGACGCGGTCATTCCTTGAACGGCAGTTTCTAGATCCCGCCCGTGTGCAGGCACAGAAAGCCGACATTGCTACGCTTGGCCCGAACGGGATGCTGGCCGACGTTTCGCCGGAATGGCAGATGGTGGCCCGTGGCGCGGCTGCCCGCCCTGGTAGCCGAAGCCCTGTCGTAGACGCTCTGCGTGGGCGTGATGCGGGCAAGAACGCTCGGCTTGGTCAGACGGTCGATGCCGAACTTGGGCCTGCGCCGACGCCTTCGTGGCAGGACGCGCGTATCAAGGGAAACCAACAGGCGCTCGGTCCGTACTATGACCGCTCATTGGCGGGCCAGCCTCCCATTGATGTCAACGTTGGCCTTCTCCAGCGCGTTGACGATGCCCTCCTGAACGCCAAAGGCGAGGAAAAGGCAGTCCTTGGCGAGATCAGGGATACGCTTCTGTTGCAGAACGGACAGCCTGACATCAATGCTCGCGGCGTCCATGGCACCCGCAAGGCGCTGGATCTTCTGTCGGAGAAGTACCAGGCCAACCCAAAGAAGGGGGCAATCATCGCCGGGTTCAGGTCCGACGTTGACAAGGCGCTCAAGGGGACCGTTGAACGGTTTGGCCGTCTCGACAAAGCCTATGCGGAAATGGCCAACCAGCGAGAAATGCTGGATAAAGGGCAGACAGTTTTTGACACGGGGCGTTCTGCTATACGGCCTGAAGAACTGAACACGGTTCTTACAAACAACAGGCCTGCCAGCAATCGAATGCTGTCGGCTGGGGCTCGTGCCGAAGTTGACCGCATTGTCGGAACAAACGCCAATGACGTGGCTAAGCTGAACCAGCTTCTCAAAGGCGAAGGCGACTGGAACCGCGACAAGTTGCGGATGCTGTTCGGGCAAGAGAAGGCCGACAAGGTTCTGAACGTCCTTGATGCGGAACGCCGCATGGAAGGCACGTTCCGGACTGTGGTTGGCGGTTCGCAGACAGCGCCAACGGCTGAGTTTGCGGACTTCCTCAGGGGCATTTCCAAAGGCAAGGAAGTTCCCATGGACACAACCTTGACGGGTGCCGCGACGCGCGGCGTCCAGAAGGTTGCCAACATGCTGATGAAATCCGGCGCAGACGAGAAGGCCGATCTTATCTCGCGCGAGTTGGCCAAGCTCTCGGTGGCGACGGGTGGCGACCGGGACGCCATTATCCAAGCGCTCCTACAGCGCGGCGTGCGGCAAAGCCAATTGCAGAAGTTCTACGACGTAGGCGGGGCCGGTGGCCCTATCCTTAGTCCAGTCGCGAACGCTCTCGCTGGGTCCGACCGTCGATAATCAGCGCAGCCCCGATAATCACAATCCAGAAGACTGCGGCAAGTAGCATGAAGGGGCGATCCCCCTTGAATGCTTCAAGCAAAACCGCGTGAAAGGTCGCGATCATCCCGACCGACACCACAAACACGATCCCGTAGCGGATTGTATCGCGCATTAATCACCCATAGGAGGCTTGAAACCGACGTTGCGCTCCGGAGACAGTACGGCAAGCGCGGCAACGGCGATAGCCTTGCTTTGAAAAGTAGGTGTTTTCGGCGTCGTAGGCGTGACCGTAAGGGCAATGCGTTTTGGCTCTTTGCCGATCCCCGTTGGCTTTCCCACCAAGGGCCAAGCCATCTGAATAAACGTTTCGTGCGCGTTTCGTAACCTCGGCAAATGGCATGCCTTTCGACGCCCGGTCAACAATGGTGTCGGTCTTCAATCCGTACCGTTCCGCCAATTCGATGGCCCGATATGGCAAGCCTTCGATATTTACGTAAACGGCTCGACGCTGGTTCCGCTGTTGTTCCTTCCGGGTTGCCCAACGGCAATTTGAGGGGCCGTAGTCACCATCATTGTTGATCCGATCCAATGAATGGCCTTCGGGTCTAGGCCCCATATCAGACAAAAACGTCCAGAAATCGTCCCATGAAGGGTCGATTGAAATGCCGCGACCTCCGTAATCCTTGTATTGAGGGGAATTCGGGTTTCGGCACCGTCCGCGCATACTCTTCCAAATATTGAAGAGTGGGTGCTTGTCCTTCCGCATCAGATTGTCCTCCAGAAACGTTGCTTGCAACGAGTCTAGGGATTTCTGCGTGCGTCGCAATGGAAAAGGTTAGACGATGCCCAGAAATGGTAGTGGAGTGTACGCCGGAACAGCCGGTATTCCGGTTACGTCTGGAACGACTATTTCCAGCACGGTCTTCAACAACCTCATCACCGACATTGGCAACGAACTCACGGCCTCTATGCCGGTTGCCGGTACTGCGCCAATGACGGGCACCCTGAGGGCCGTCCTCGGCTCAGCGAGCGCGCCAGGATACACGTTTACGGGCGATACGAACACCGGCATTTATTCGGCTGGTGCGGACACCCTGAACTTGGCCACTGGCGGTACGCTCGCCATGACCGTCTCGTCTACCCAGACGACGACATGGGCGGGTAAGGCGACGGGCAAGGCGTTCGACGTAGACGCCATCACTTCGGTTGCTTCTGCCACGACCTGCGACATCGGCGCGGCGGCAACGTCTGAGGTGCTGATTACCGGCACCACAACCATTACCGGTTTTGGCACGGCCAACGCCGGCATTCGCAGGCGCGGTCGTTTTGCTGCGGCACTGACGCTCACTCACAATGCTACAAGCCTTATCTTGCCCGGCGGGGTGTCGATCACGACGGCTGCGGGCGACAGTTTCGAAGCCGTGTCCCTTGGTTCCGGAAACTGGCATGTCACGTCCTACGAATGGACGGCCGGAACAACCAGCCAGTTGGACCGCATCGGCTCGACGCAGGGTGTGATCCTTTATCGTGGCGCATCAACGTGGGCGGCTCTGGCAACGGGAACGGCGGGACAGGTTCTCACTACAAACGGGGCAGGTGCCAATCCCTCGTGGGGGGTAACCCCTGGCCCAATTCCCAAAGCATCGGCAGGCGTCGGGATTTTTGCGACCTACACGGGCTCGACGGGTGGCGACTTTGTTCTGCCGGCGACCGGGACATACGCGTATTTCGGGTTCCTTTTGCAGGACAGCACAGGCACGATTGGTAACCACATCGGCGGCGTAGGGGCGGGCGGCGCGACTGTATCTTCCGGTTCGGGCGGGTACACATGGCGCGGCTTTACGTGGCGGATTGCCTGATGACCCGTCAGGTGAACAAGGCAGGACTTGACCTGATCAAGTCCTTCGAAGGGCTGCGCCTGGAAGCTTATCCAGATCCGGGCACTGGCGGCGATCCTTGGACCGTGGGTTACGGAAGCACGAAGGGCGTCAAGAAGGGCATGAAGATCACGGTTCAGGAGGCGGAACAGCGCCTCATCATGGACCTACAGGATGCGTGCAAGGCCGTCGAGCGGTACGTGACAATCCCGCTCAATGACAACCAGTTTGCGGCCTTGGTCAGCTTCACGTTCAACGTGGGTGCCGGCAACCTCGCTGTATCCACGCTTCTGAAGCGTCTGAACGAAGGCGAGTATGGCAGCGTCCCCATGCAGCTCATGCGGTGGAACCGGGCCAACGGTCGCGTGCTGTCCGGTCTGACTCGGCGTCGTGCTGCCGAGGGCGACCTGTTCCAGAAGCCGGTCTAGGACAGGTCATCAATCGACAGCCTACCGCAGGCAATCAGGCGAAGCACGGCAGCTACTACGAACGGAATGGCGATTTCCCCGTCCATCCATCTGCGCATGGTTCTGACATTGACGCGCAACAAGGAAGCCGCCCCGGCCTGAGATAGACCGAGGCGGGCAAGAATGGCGTGGAGTTCAGCGGGAGTCATGACCTGTGGCTGCGTCAAGGAAGGTCTGAAGGAAGTATACCATCGCGTTGGCTCCAAGGCTGCTTTCGCAAAAGACGTACTGAACAAGGCGGCGCGAAACCTGGACTTCGTATCGCTTCTTCATCGCAGTGCTCCTTTGCCTCTGTGCGATTTGACTACCATACCGGACATTTCGCCCGCTGTCAAATGGGTGCGCCGATGCACGTCATCATCATTCGGCTGTTTCTGGCCATTCTCTACATCTGTCTGATGCTCGTTTTCTTCGGTCTGGGGTCATGCGCCAAACCCAATGACCGCAATCTGTGGCGTGAAATGTACGAAGCTGGAGAACTGTGATGACCGCAGACAAAGTGTGGGGCGTACTGCGCACCATCCTCGCCGCTGGTGGCGGGTATGTTGCTGCCAAGGGTTGGCTGCCGATTGAGACCTACAACGAGATCCTGTGCGCGGTCGGCGTCATCTTCGTCGCGGTCTGGTCCGTGGCATCCAAGAAGGCGGCGTGACATGCGGTGGCTCATCATCCCCCTGATGCTGTCCGTTGCAGCGTGCAACACGACCGGCACCACGTCTTCCGCGATCAAGGATGCGGTCAAAGATGTGCAGAACATGACGCCTGAGCAGAAGTACGCGGTTGCGTGCAATGCTGCGGACGGTCTAATCTTGGCATACCGAGCGTTCGTTGCGGAGAAGCAGAGTATGAATACGAACCAGCGCGTCGAGGCTGCTTATGCCGCCGTACAGCCATTCTGTGCGTCAAAGCCTGAGAACTACGCAAGCGCGCTTGTCGCTCTCGTCCAGGCTGTCAATGCCTTCAAAGCGGCACTTCCCAAGGCCGCCTGACATGCCGAGCGATGACACCAGAGATATTGCCATCGCCCTTCGGTCAGAAGTCAGCACCCTGAAAGTTTTGGTGCAGGAACTTGCAGAGGAAGTCCGAGCCTACGCGAAGAAAGGATCAAGGACAGCGGCGGCAAGGCTGTCCTGATCTGGCTAGGTGGCGTTGCCCTAGCTGCTGCCGGTGGCGTCGGTGCCGTCAGCGCCAAGATCCTCGGCTTTGTGGTGGTGAAATAATCTACCGTCGCAAATAGCTGCTTTGATGTTCATTTTGTTGGCGTTATCGATCCGGATAACGGCCTGCATGTGAGGGCTATCAAGGCACAGAAGCCAATAGACGCCATCGACCTTCACAACGGCGGTGTTCCGTTCGAACGTGATGGTTCCGCGCACGGCATCTTCGCTCTGCGGCGTAAACGCGACAAGCCAAGAAGGCACATCATCGCCAGCCTTGAAGCGGTGGATCTCGGTTGTCTCAGTCATCTGTTCTCTCCAGGTCGGATAGGACAAGCCGTGGCCCAGGCCAAGCGCCATGACAACCGGCTGCATCCGTATCTTCAAAGATTTCCCGCAAAGCCTCCTTCGCCTTCTCTAACCGTGCCTCTGCATCAAGAGCCCGTTTATGGTTCTCGTCAGCCTGACCAAGTGCCGTGAGTTCTGACAGGCTCAGTTCTCGGATACGGGCTTCGGCGGCTGCACCTCGCGCGCTAGCGGCCTCAAACCTGCATTCCCAGTTCAGCGCTCTAGCGTTCGCCTCATCTCTCTCACTCATGAGCGATAAGATGGCAGCAGAGGCGGCATTCTCGAAAAGCGGGCTGAAAAGTCGCCACGTCCGCAGTTTCTTGGCGATTTCACTGGTCATTGGTGGTGTCCTTGATGTAGGCGCGGGCGCGGTTGCCACCGTCAAAAGACAATTCGGCGTTGGCCTGATGAAAATCGCCAACGCGGTGCTCTGCCATCCAATTATATCCGTAGAACTCCAACACTTCCAGCGCTTTCGCCAGTTCAGCCTCTAGCTGAGAGATGCGGGCTTTGCTGTCGGAAATCGACCTCTCTAGTGAGTGAGAGTACTTCTGCTCTGCGATTGCTGCTTTCTCCAGCCTCTCACGGTCATCGAGGATGGCGCGGAGGTCGTTCTTGTTGCAGATTGCCACACTGCTAAGTCCGTCATTCAAGACAGCCCGCAGCCTCTCTGCAATCTCTGAAACGTCAGTCATTGCTGCCTCCGAGACGGGAGAGGATGGCAGCGTGCTCTCGCTCAAACCGCGATTGCGCCTCTGCCATCTGACCAGCGAGGCGCTGGATGAGGTCGGCGGCGTTATCAAGGACTGTGCAATTGCATTCGGAGGCATGTTCGCAGCGAGGGGCACACGCTATCAACGAAAGTGACCTCACCACCCCTTTCACCTCACCCTCTGTCACGGGCTTGCGGAGACGGGCGAGTTCTGCCTCGGCGGTGCCCAGCTTCATAGCGAGACCGGTCGCGTCGTTGTAGTTCAAGAGAGACTGCTCTTTTGCGAGGTCGAGGTCGTATTTCAGCCTCTCGATGTGGTCGAGGAGTGCGCGGATGTTCTGAGGGCTGGCAAGGGCGATGTAATCTGCATCTTCCGCCCGGCTGACCAGCGCAAGAGGCTGTTTCTGGTCAGGCGCGATCATCTCGGCATAGTCGGGCGTGTCGCGTCGGGTCCACTCCCCCGGCGTCGTGCCTTCCAGCCCAGCCCGCAGTTCTGCAATCAGCGTGTTGATGGTCACAGCCAATCCCCCGCGCGTTCTTCCAACGTCTTTTGAATAACCTCTGCCTCATCATCTGCCTGAGATCCGGCATACATGATGGCTGCTAGGATAAAGCCGCCACAGCCGCCGATGATGAAGCCAAAGAACACATGCCACCATGATAGGTCAATCATGTTCACACCCCTCCAGGGCTCAGGAATACGCAGTACGTCGTGAAGAACGGATCAGGCTGATCCGGCGTCGGGACGGAAGCTTGCCGCTTCACCCCGCAGTAATGGCCAGCGTGGACGCCCTTATCGGCTGGGATCGTCATCCACGTTATCGTGTCCTTCGCGATCTTGATCCATGCGCCGTAGCGTTTGCTGAACACGACAGCAGAGCCATCCGACTGAACCTTGATGAACTCATCGACGAGCCCTTCGCAGTCGCCAGTCACAGGGTCACCTCCGCAGCAGAGTTGCCCTGTTGGCGAACGAACGCCGTCGTAAACATCGTGCGGCCAGGCCTTCGTCGCACTGACCATGAACAGGACAGCGGTGGCTCCCGCGATCCAGAAATGTTCTTCCGTTATCTTCATCGCCGCACCCATTCTCCATTCATCTTGCGCTTCCAGCCGGATGCCTTTGATCCTGGTAGCGGGTTACGGGAAGGAGCCTTTGCGCCGACGTGAATTGCCTCTCTGCGCTTGGCTCGGGCTGTGTTGGTCGCATCGTCGCGGGTCTTAACCGCGTGGCACTTGGTATGCGCCGGCCTGAGGTTGTCGCCTTCGTCTGCGCCGCCTTGAGCTAAGGGAACTACGTGCTCCACATCCCATCGCTCGCCGGCAGTTATCCGACCTCCGCATAGGTGGCACTGGCCAGCCCAGCGGTGGAAGATATCGACGCGCTCGCGGGTGGAGATGCGGCGGCGGGTCATGCCGCTGTTTCCTCGCGAATGACGCCGCTGTACCATTGCGGGTTGGCGCAATTTGTCGTTAGCGGCCCATGCTTTTCGGTACAGGGTTTGCACTGCCAGCGCGGGTCGTGGAGATCAGGAGTTCCGTCCATGCAATATGACCACGATTGCGCCCATGAACATCCGACCTCAAACTTGAGAAAGCGCCCGCACGAAACACACCGTGTCGGCAGCAGATAGTTCTTCATGCGGCATCCTCCAGCACAACACCCCGCTCGGCGGCAAAAGCGTCAATCAGGTCGAGCAACATGGAAAATTCTTCCTTCGTCATGTCGCTGGTTCGCATCCCAAGAACTACAAAAGTTCCAGGATCAATGCCAGGAACTACACGCGATTTGCGCAACGCCGCTGTGAACATGTCCTTGAAGTCTTCCGGCGTAAGCTTCGTCCCGTACCATTCGACGGACTGCGATATGGTGGTCAGGCGAGCCCACAGAAGGGCGTTCTGGTCCAGCGACCGCCGGGGTGCTTTGAACTCGACCGTCGTTTTAGGCGGCGCTTGCGTCACCCACCTAATTGCCTTTTGGCGAGACTGGTCGTTGTGCAGGACGATGAGGGCTCTACTCACGCCAAGCCTCCCCGCGTTTAATGCGACAGGCCATGACGGCGCTCACACCGTACTTTCTTGCCAGCTCGGAGCCAGACAACGAACTTGCTCGCATCTCCCTTACGATGGGCCAGGACAGAACAGCCCGTCCGTTTTTCTCGCCATTACGGGGCGGAACAACTGCTCGTCCTTTGGTCCACATATCTTTAGAGTTGTCGGTTTGCGTCCCAAGCTCGAGGTGGTCGGGGTTGATGCATTTTCTGTTGTCGCAGACGTGCATGACAACTTTGCCGGTCGGGTCAACTCCAGTGGCCTCAAAGAATGAAACACGATGAGCTAGCTGGCGGTGACCATTGTAGGTGACGCGCCCATAGCCGCTGTGGTTCAAGCTTCCGCCCCACTCTATGCATCCACATGGAGTTGTGCGGAGAGGCACGCCGGCCGCCCAGCGAATGACACGCTGTCTGTCGGCACCTGTCTTGCGGATGACGGTGGCGCGGGTCATTACTCAGCGGCCTGCGCAGAGCTACCAATCACGTCCAACTGGTTGTTGAACTCCTCGTCAGCCTTTTCCTGCCAAGACGCAGGCCATGCGTTCATGGCGGCGGCATGCTTCTTCCAAGCTGCGTTCAGGTCGTCCAAGGTCGTCGCGGCGCGAACGTCCTTTTCAAACGTCGGCCATGCGTCGGGATCGTCTTTCTTGATAGAGTGGGCAGTGCGAGGCGCAGCGTAGGCGGCAGCCGGGCGACCGCGCGCCGTGGCGGCAGTGTTGCCGTCGTCGTCGTCATCATCTCCGGCAACGCCCACAGCGGCAAACAGCGCATAGCGGCGAGCGTAGGTGAGAGCCGAGCCCATTTCCTGATGCTTGCCAAGACGGCACACCGGATAAGTTGCTTCAAGCCACTGCCCCGACGAGTGCATGATGCGCGTGTGAAGCGTCACCATGTCGCCATCGGCGTGCGTCAATTGGACGACCGACAAGCCGTGCTTGGCGAGCGTGGGGCGGATGGTGGCAAGTCCGCCGGCAAGGTCAGCGTACTTGTTGCCAAAATGGCTGTTTTTGTTGTCCTTCGCCGGGTTTTGGATCTCGGCTTGGGCCTTGGCCAACGCGCTGGCAATCTCGTTGATCTGTTCTGACGTGTTCATGGCTCAATCCTCGATAGATGTGATACGGACATTGAGGGCCTGCGCGATCCGCCGCAGATCGTCGGTATGCCGGCACAGATCATCGTCTGACAGTCCGAGAATGGACATGACGGCGGACTGAGCGTGTGCAATTGCCAACCACACGTCGGTATCATCTGGACGGTCAGTGCCAGGGTCGAGGGTGGAAAGCGGGCGGATTTCCTGCTGCAACCGGACGGTCATCTGCCGGCGACGGTTGGCGAGGAAGTGTTCAAGGTCTGTCTGGCTCATCGTCCCTGCTCCCGAGCAATAAAGACGGCGATGTCATCGGCTGCGACCATCCAGCAAGCAAAGGCGCGC